TGATACATTCTGCGAACATAATCTCCTAGTGTTGACAATAATGATGTAATGATTCTCATATATTAATCCTCATATAAAGGGTTATACTAAATCTCTTTAGATCTAGTTCTGCTAGCTATTTCTGCAGCTTTTATCAAACTTTCTTGAGTTTGTTTATTTGTTTCAGATTCAATTCTTTTTGTTGAATCTATCATTTTTACTAAAGCTTTTAATTGTTCTATACTAGTTTTTGTTTCGTTTCCTTGTGATGTTTCTAATACCTTTGCTAAAGTTTCCATAATTTTTAGTTGTTCTTTTTTATCTAAGTCAGCTTCTTTCATGGCTGCATTAAATAACATATCTACAGCTTTCATAGATTGTTTAGAAATCCTATCTCTTTCTTTTTCTTCAGCCTTACTTTGCTGTTCCTGTCCTTTTTGAACAGCCTTTACAGCTATTTCAGATTCTTCAATATCTAACTTTCTATTTTCTAAAGCAGCATCTGCCGCATCAGTTTGTAACTTTATTTGAAGTTTCTGTTGTTCCAAAGATAGTCTGGCTTTTTCAATCTCAACCATTTGTTGCTCTGGAGTCTGTTGTGGACCCATAGCCATGTTTGCATTGAGAACTTGTTGTGCAGCTTGAGCCATAGCAAGTTCTGCTGTTTGAGGCATTGCTGCCTGATCAGGAGGTAACTGTTCAATCATCTGTCTTGCTACCCCACTTACCTGTTCTTGATATTTCATAATTGAATGTTCTTGAACATTAGATTCAATAAGTGGTTTAACTTTTTGCATAATTGGAGATTGTCCAATAGAAGGATCTTCTAAATAAGCCATCTTTACCTGAATATGAGCATCATGATTCTGTCCAGGGAAAGCAGCAATGGGAACTCCCTTTGTTGCAGCCATAATATCTGAAATTGGATCAAGAGGTTGGGCTTCAATTTTTGCAGGAAGTATCTGATCCAGATTGGGCATATTTGCTGAACTCAGAATTGTTCTATTTAAAGCTTCAAGATTGAACATACCAGGAGGAGACTGTTGGGCTAATTGTAAAGCCATTTGAGCCAACATCATCCTGTGTGCATTAGAGGGAATATTGGGATCAGAAACGGGGATAATATCTACCCTACCGTCAAAATCCATTTTCAGAACCTGTCGAGATTGCCCCGGCACGTTGAACGGATATTCATTTGGCAAGAAATCGTGATTAATTCTTGCCAATATTCTTAGCTCATCTTTCTGCGATTTGTGAAGTCTTTTATGTATAGCACTGAAAAACTTACTTGACGCTTCAAGCAAAGCCATTGTCGTTCCAACAGGACCATATGAGGAAGCATCTGATATTAGTTGTTCTGTACTATCAGCAAACTTCTGACCTGCCCCTGAAACAAAGCCAAGCATCTGGAACAGAGTCGAGGAAGGCTCTTTATATGGCAAAGTAATAATTGCTTTACTTAGATCCATACCAGTTGCTTCAACTTCTTTAAATTCCCCCGGTGCTATTGGATCATTATCGCCAACAATTCTTACACCCTTGGCCTTATATCCTCCCGGTAGGTTCGCAAACTGACCCGCATCCACTAAGGCTCTCATAGCTGCTGTTGCAGTCATCGTGAGATTACCAAGGAAGTGGATCAGTCCTAACCCGTAAAAACCGAATCCCGGTACGAACCTGTAATGTACAAAATGTAATATTTTTTGTTTTGTTTCGTCGTTGGATTTATAGTTTCTACGAATACTTAGAATTTTTCTTGATTGTTCTTCTAGTGTTACAATATATGGAAGAGCTATTCCTTCTTCATATTCTGAATCATCTAACAATTCCAGATAACAATGCTGTTCCAATAAAGTATATTGAGGATCATCTGCTCCTGCAGGAGACACACCAAGGATTGTATCCATTTTGGTTGTCATTGGACTTTGCATTGGTATTCCTGCATCTGGAAGATCAACATCCATATACATACCTGAAGCTATTTCTCTAGCTAAATCATTTGGACTTCTATAAATTACATGAGTATACCTATCAGCTTTTCTTAAATCACTTGCATAATAGGATACATAAAACTGGTCAATAGGAACAAACTCTGAAACTGGTCTGTCCAAAGAAGCATCATAATAAATCTTTTTGAACGCTGAACCTATCAATGGCAGATGGAAAAGCATTCTTTCAAACTCGTCAAAGTATTCTGGCATCTGCTCAGTAAGCTGATAGTTCATAAACTGTTGTACTCTATCAGCTTGCATTTCTTTTTCTGGAGTATAGTCTCCCATAACTTGAGCTTTGACTGGACCAGCAGGAGGAAACAATTCATTGGATGCTTTGGACTGGAACTTAACAGCATTCTCTACAAGCATTGGATGGACTGCTGTACACGCCCCCTCGAAAGGCTGTGAAGCTTCTTCAAGTTTTAATCCAAGAAGATCGAAACCTCTTTCAAACATAGACTCCCATTCATTTCTTGAATCCTTATCTGCAGTAAACTTATCAAAAACTCCTGCAGATATATTTTCTAACTCTGTATCATCTATGTTTTCAGCAAGGTTTTCAAACCACTCTTCTGTTGTTGGCTTTTGTTCAACCTCCAGACTATCTTCAAAATTGACTATAACTCCCCCATCTGGGGACGCATCAATAGTGACTGCTTCTCCAACTTCAGCAGACATACCACCTTGTCCTACAGGCAAAGTAATTACTTTTGCCTGTTGATCTATCATCTCATATGGATTTCTTTCAGTTGCCATTCTATTTCCTTTAAAGTGTCTCTCTTAGTTTATCTTTCAATCCTTCAATATCTTCTAATGCCTTATCTAGTACATTTACCATTCTCTATTATACCACTAAAAATTCCAGTACGCAACCCTCTTCTGTCTTCTTGGATTTTCGTCGTCTTCCCAAGAGGGATCATCTGGATGTCCAATTCGCCAAGACTCTCTCATATAGTGTACAGCCATTGTCAAGGCATCCACCTGATCATCGTGTCTTCCATGAGGAAACGTAATTAATTCTTCCACTAATTCATCTGCCCATCTTTTATCTTTAGGTATCCAAACTCTTCCAGACTCTAATAAGGGACTCGCCGCATAAACTCTTGCAACCTTGTCCTTATCTGGAGTGTATTCCATAACTGGCAGACCTCCTCTTCTCATATCCTGTATGAGAGACTGTCCAGAAGCTTTCTTTTCTACAATACAGATATCTGGTTTATACTCCTCGAAAAGAAGTTGAGCCATTCTTCTTAGATCAGGGTATTCATATCTTCCTCTTTGGTTCCCTAAAAGAATAAGGTTTCCTCCAACATATTCTTTTCCTTTTTCAGTTTCTTCTGGTGTATCAAAAATACCCCAAGTCTGTATTACACTGAAATCTGCAGTTGTTCTTGTACTGAACGCTGTATCATATGTCTGAATTATGAAATCACAATGCGGAGGATCAGGAGATCCCCATTCCTGTATCCATCTCTTCTTTATAACTCCCCCTTCTTCTGGGGTTGGGTTCTGCATATACAAAGAATCCCAGTATCTTGACCCATTACTTGCAATGATCTCTTCTTCATCCACTCTCAAGATTTCATCTGGCTTCCATTCAGGGAAATAGCTTGATCCAACAGGGAGATCCAGTAATTCAGAAGCTTCTTCGTCAATCCATGCAGGGATCTTTACAACTTCCCAAGGATATGTTAGCTCCATATCCATTATTTCCTGTTGTTTAAGCAACCAACCACAAAGATCATCGTGATGATACCTCGTATTAATGATAACTATAGCACCATTGGGCATAATACGGGTTCTCAAGCCAGCAGGATACCATTCCTTGATATATCTTCTTCCTGCTGCAGAAAAAGAGTCTTCTTCAGACATTGCATCGTCTAATATAGCTACATGAGCACCTCTACCAGCAATCTGACTCCTTACACCTGCTGCATAGTACGTTCCATTCTGGTTTGTCTTCCACTTTCCTGCTGCTCTTACATCTGATCTTAGAGTAACTCCCTTGAATATCTCTTGAAACTTGTCCATTCCAACCATATCTCTTACTGATCTACCGAAATCAGAAGATAATTGGTCACTATGAGAGATTGTTAGGATCTCATGCTCTGGATTATTGCCTATATACCACGCAGGAAAGAGTTTTGAGCAGATTACTGACTTTGAACTACGAGGAGGAAGGAAGACCATCAGCCTTTTTATCTTTCCTTCCTTGACTTTCTGTAATTTATCTGCTAAAACCCTGATATGTTTCCCCATTTTCCAATCAGAGACAAGGGTTGGAGCCATTAATCTAATAAAAGACAGGAAATCCGTACTACATTTGGATGTAACTCTTTGATCCAAAAGGGAATACATTGCAAGAAGACCATCGTACTTGCTTATTTCTGTGTTTTCTTTGATAATTGTTTCTGTCATATGCCCTATATAGTTAATATAATAAGAAGAGATATAAAAAGTTAAATATAAATGTATATAATCTTAGAAGAGTTAAGAAGGGTTAAGAAGAGTTAAGAAGGTTTTTCCTTTCTGTGTAGATTATAACATATTTATATAGACTACACAAGCCCCCGCCTTGAAATAATTTATTCACCACGAGATTGCCCCTTGTATTTTTGGTAAATTTTTGAGAGCAGGGGTTTATATATATACACGCAGGGGCGCTTTCGTGGGTGGGGGTGCGCAGATCCGCGAGGCAATCCAGCTGAATGTTCCAAACCTGTTCCTCTCTCGAAGAAGAACGAACTCTAGTGAGTTCTTCAAGAGAGGGAACAGTAGGGTAGTTTTGTTGAGTTCATCGAAGATGGAAAAGAAAAG